TGTTGATCTCGATGACTACCGCACCGTGGCGGGAGAACACTTTAACGATCTCATACCAGTCGAAAACGAACCAGAAGAGAGTGAGCCTGAGCTACAAGTCGAAGAAGCTGAAATAGAACCACCCCTTGGTGACGACGATTATAATGAATTAATGCAGTTGTTAACTAATAATGATTTTATTACGCAATAAAGTTACATTTTAAATTCATCATGTCTAATTCTTTTTCGGGCTCCGAGACCGAGAACTGCAGCAGCAGCTCCGATCAGGGGATGGGAATTGGTAATTTCATTAGTAACTTGATCCTTAAGTTCTTGTTTAACTCGGGTAATTTCATTGTTGAGTTCGCGCTCATTGTAATCCTCAGGGTTAACATCGGTAGAAGGTAGACGCATAAGACGGGATGGGTCTCCAAGTGTGAAGTCCTTGTATTGTCTAGCAGTCACATAGACTTCTTGCCAGACCTCGATTTGGGGATACTCTGTAGCATTTGACTGCAGGGCAATTGGCAGGGCATTGTAAGATCCTGCATAAGTGACATCAGTGAAAGAAAGGGCCGGTAGGACCATGAATACTGGGGCTTGATAACGCAAAGCAGTAGATGCATAGCGGAAAGTTTTTTTGTAGTTTCTCCTAATATCAGTAATTTGAGTAGGAGCAGCGGTTGAGAATTTATTGAGGGTTGTAATAGCCTCGTCCACGTGTGGGCGAACCCAGTAGGATCCACCACGGTAAGATACTTTTTTGTAACGAACACCCGCAAGTTGAGTGTAATTCTTAAGTAGGTTAAGAAGTTGGGTTTGATTGGTGTTGTACATGAGGGTTTCAAGGGAACCATCCGCCGATGTAGAGTCATTAGGTACTTCATACACAAGAGCATGATTTACTTCAGCTCCTTTGAATTGGAATGCATTTTTATTAAGCATTCTCCAATGAACTTTGATACCATCGATTCTCCATTGATTGTATTCTTTTAGAATGTTCAAGTTTGCGGTCAGTTTGGAATACGTTAGGTCTTCCATGTTAACAAGGTTAATGACCTGGTTTTGATCGGATAGACGATATTCAACTCCGCCTGCTCCGAGATTAAGGCGCACCTTAAATCTAGCTTGTCTTAGAGACGAGTTAATACCTGTCCCCATTCTGCGCCTGCGCGTAATTCTTTTTTTCTTAGTATATCTCTTAAAAGACCTCTTTTTCACGAATTTAGTTTTTCGCGTGTAACGTCTTTTACGCTTGATGAACTTTCGCTTTCGGAACGCCATCGTAAGGAGGAATCACGCAACTTAGGCAGCGAGACCTTATATACCTCCTCCTTATTCCTGCTAATTTAGCGCGCGAACGCTCGCTTGTGAGAGGCTATGGTTAGCAGTATTACCATAGCCTCTCACCACCCCCTCCCCGCCTGATCGGTCGGAGAGCCGCGCGGCGTTTGAGCGCGCTATTCACCTGTCGTACGCTCACTCTCTTTTTGCGGACTTGGTATTTCAACGCCTGACTTCCCAATAAGTTTAAAAAAGCACCTCGCTGTGGGGGCCCCCGCGGCAGCGGGGAACTGCGAGGATAGCCCGCCGCTAGGCGTAGGGGGTTCGGGGGACGAAGTCCCCCTTTATAGTTAAGCGTCCGCGTTTTTACCTGCTGGTGCGCTTCGAGTATTGCGATGCGCTTCCTTATCCGGAAACCAGGTATAAAACGCAGCGTAATTTCAGTTTTGGTTATCAGTTTTCATTATGCCTCCAAAACGTCAACAAGTCCGCTCTAATAGAATTTGCTATACTCTGAACAACTTTACATACGAAGAATGGACCAGTCTCTACGAAACCTTGAAGAAACTCTCGAAGCACATCGTATATGCTATCATCGGGCAAGAGACTGGTGCAAGCGGAACTCCTCACTTGCAAGGTTTTATCCACTTCCACAACTCTTATTTGAAGGCAAGAGATGGGACACTTACGAAGTGGAGGTCATTGATCCCTGCACTGGCCAGAGCACACATGGAGTCTGCCTTTGGTACGGACGAACAATCCCGAGAATATTGTTCCAAGGAGAAAGTTGTCTTCGAGATTGGTGCACCAGGCAGCAACGAGAATATGTTCAAGCGCCTCTTGGAATGCTCGAAAATGGAGGAATGTGCTCTGATATGTCCAGAGACTACTCTTCGTTGTTACAACCAGCTGAAACAAGTTACCCAACAAAACTTCAGAGCCGCGCGAAACCCTCCGCCGGTTACTTCACTTCGCCCTTGGCAGAAAGAAGTATACGAGAAGTTGATGAAACAGACGGACCGTCGAATCCTATTCGTCCAGGACAAAAAGGGAAACGCGGGCAAGTCTAGGCTCGCCCAATACATTCGAAACATCCATCAGTCAGATGTTTTCTACTGTCGCGGAGGAAAGGGACACGATATCATCCACGCTTTTTCAAAAGGAGAATACAAGATAGCAATATTCGACTATGCAAGGAACAAGCTACCTCAATATTTTGCGTGGGATATCTTTGAAGAACTTAAAGATGGTTGTGTCTCAAGCGGCAAGTACGATTCAGACATGTTTTGGTTGGGATACTCTGTTAAGATACTTGTTCTCACCAACCATGATGTTCGTGATCATAATCATCTTCTCACTTACGATCGTTGGCAAATTGTTGATCTCGATGACTACCGCACCGTGGCGGGAGAACACTTTAACGATCTCATACCAGTCGAAAACGAACCAGAAGAGAGTGAGCCTGAGCTACAAGTCGAAGAAGCTGAAATAGAACCA